GAAGCTTGTTGCGCATTTTGCATTTGTTGCGCGGCGAGAGTTGTACCCACCACATTTTGCAAATATGGCGACATATATTGATTTGTATTTAATTGACCCAAATTAGCGGGGCCAGCACCAGCCATTGTTAAGCCAGTCGCAACATCGTAATAAGGCTGTGCGCTTCCCATATTAGACTGGATCTGATTAATGCCAGACTGTTGCGTTTGATTAATTGGCGCAACGAAAGCGTTAGGATCAGTGGAATATTGCTGGAACGGAGTTTGGGCGACCTGTTCAGCTTGGGCGTTAACTGCGTTATATCTCGCTAGCACCTCGGGAGGTATACTCACAGTTGACGATGAGGTACTCGTTTTGCCGCCGCCCATATTAAACTCCTAATTTCCGCTGATTATACAGCAGATTTATCCTTCCAACCACCAGTTTTAGCGCCATATAACCAATATGCCCCGTGCGGTTCGCCAAACTGACGTTGATACAATCGAACTTTACTTTCAGCCCGATTAGAACTTAAGATTCCAATTACCAAGGGGATGCCAAGCTTATCGGCAGCGGCCTTAGCAAACTCACACATTTTACGTGCGCGACCACCCTTGGCGCTGCGGTAATCTGGATGGACGAAAATGGCCCGTTCAATCAAGGTCAGATCATCCGAATACCACATTGGTTCTGTGCGAAGAAGGATTGCCGATTCGAATTGTTTACCTGGCGCACCAATGATTCCAACAATTCCCCGTTCCAGATTAAGTGCTGCCCAAATCTCAGCAAGCAACTTGGTTGGATTCGGGTTAGTCAAACCATTCTCCTCACACGCAGCCAACGCTAATTGCATCATGCCATCAACGTCGTCTTTAGTGCCAACACGCACTTTTACTTCATCACTCATAGACCCTCTCTCTATGGGTTAGTTCTTTTTTGGTCCTGGAAGATTTTTGAGTGTCTTCACAGTTTTCTTGCGTTGTTCACGCACGAATTTGTCTAATGTGTCATGGCCCTTATTAATGTCACCACCACCAATCCAAGTAACGTCATCTGGGTGGATAACAAATTCCCCACCAGCAGCCACAATCGGAACAGGCGAATCACTTGTTAATGCCCCACCTTTTGCTTTCTTAACTTGGGGTTGTCCGTAAGGTGTGCCAGGCGCGCCATATGGCATTGAACCACCGCCATAAAGTGGACGATTAAAGATGCTTTTAGCGACCTTAAAACCAGCTATTGTATTACCTTCACCCATTGAGGAAATAATATCGGCAGGAATAACATAAGATCCGCTTGCGACATGGATGGGTAGATGATCTGTACGGCCAGCAACTTGGCTATGAATAGGGCCAACATGAATGCGATTGGTTGTGACCTTAGCTTCTGGTGGCTTAACAGGCTTTGGCGATGCTGGTTTGGGCATTGGTGCAGAATGGAACATACCAGCTTGCGGCTTGGTCGTCTGCATAATGAAATTGGGTGTATGTCCGCCAAAAGCACGATGGGGACGCTTTTTAGACACTTCGCGGGCTGTGCTAAGGGCAGCGGCTATCGCTTGCTTAATCGGATGGCCCGAATGAACAAGTTCGGAAATATTGCTGGATATAGCCTTACGCGAAGACCCTTTGATCAGCGGCATATTAATTCCCCAAATGTTCCAGCATAATACACGATTTTCCCGCTTAAGAATAGATAAGTGTGAGGACTTGTGAAGTTCCAGGCGTTACGACAATTCCATTAACCACGGGGATATTAAATTCATATACCCCAATAGCTTCTGGTATGGATGCTATAATAGATGCTGATGTGGCTGTTGTTGTATTGGCGGCGTCATAAATAGCACCATTTGTCGAACCAGCTGTTGTTACGCTTACCCGAAGAACACGCGCAGCGCCTTGGACAACAACTCGTTGTGCAGATACCGCAACGGCTGTTTTATTGCCGTTTAAAGCCAAGCTTGTTTGGGACGACGTGTTTAGTGCCGTAACAATGTTTTTGGAGGTGGTGAAAATATCGTCTAAACTTGCCATTAGTACCGTCCATCTGGTTGGAAGCGATACCTAATACCGCCAAGCCGCCACCACGAACCAACGTCATTGCTGTTTATTTGTATAGAAACCAAACGGCCACGGAACCGAGGACTTATAAATTCTGTCCCTTGAGTTAACGTGTAAGGTCCGTAAGAACGGGGCGTGTCGCCTGGATAATCCGTAACATAGAATGTTAATTGGACTGTGGCAGTCGGGTTTTGGTACACCGCGCCGCCATTAACATTCCCGTTGTAATAACCCCATTTCATATCAGGCCATACCTGATCTATGAAGTTTTTCACATTAGCCTCTGATAGGGCAAAGTAACCCGTTTGGAAGCTTGATTGCATTGGTTGGTTATTAACGCCATTATAAGCTGCGTCTGGAGATGTTTCGTGCTGGTAAATATATTGATCAGAAGATGCGCCAATGGGTGGTCCAAGCACACTTTGATTGATCCAAGCGGTGCGAGATAACGTACCAAAATCCCATTGTTGCATATATACGTTGTATTTAACGTAAGCGTTAACTTCGCCGCCATCGCTAATATTTGGATAGAACCAAGAAATTTCGCCAAAGTTTGAGTTGACTGCAACTCTTATTTTATTAAGGTTTGTCTCATCCAAATCTTGGAATATCACGTCCCAAATTGGGCATGGGAGCGGGACAACGCCAGCTGATGAGTATGTCCAGAATTGGCTTTGCCCCATCCAGTAAACAACATTATTCAGCGATGCCGCAGCTTTTCTGGAAATTAATCCGCAGCCCGTACCTAATTCGTTAAATGAATAAATATATGGCTGATTAATATATTGCATTGACCAAAGGCCAATATCGGTCCAGATCAAACCTTGTTGCTGAGCCTGAATTGCGCCAACAATCTTAGAACCTTTAGGGATGCGATAAGAACCAGCCTGATTTGTAGTCAATGCAATCCAGCTTGTTGTGCTGGTAAAATCATTAATATCTGACCACCGAACAAGCAGTGGGTCTTGTATGCCATTTAATGTGCTGCCCCACGCTACAATTTGGCGTTGAGGCATAGCCACAAAGATACCATCATTGACGACAGGGCCAGCATTATCAACGATAGCTGTTGGGTTACCAGATGTTGGGTCCCAATAATAAATAGCGCCACCGACTGGGCAAGCTATCAAAATTTGGCCCCAGTTATCCATTGTCCAGTCTGTTGGCTGGATTGGATTACCTGTGGTCGGAACTACAGCTGCCCCTGCACCATATGCACCAACGCCATAAGCACCAATGCCATAACCCGTACCAGCGGGAACTGGTCCTGTGCCAATATAATAATCGTATTGCGCCGACCCGCCATTTTCAGAACCAGTGGTCGTAGATGACGCTGTTGTTGATCCTGTAATAACGAAATTATTAGCATCAGTTATACTTTGGACAGTATAATTACCGAAGAAAGTAATCCCACCAACAGTTGTTGAAACCAAAACTGGGAATGTATTTCCAGCAACATATCCATGATTATTTAGGGTGACAGTAACTGTTGCACTTCCACTGGTGACATTAAAAATAGGGACAGCGCCACCATTAGTAACAGTGCTAGTAGCATAAGCGGGACCACCAAGTGCATTTGTTGCCAGAATGTCAAACGTGCCTGTTCCAACTGTAATTGCAGGATAAAAACCGTAGAGTATAAGACCACCAACGGAAATTTGAGTTTTGATAAATACTGAATCATAGCTGGTGATAGTAGCGCCTGAATCATTAATTGTTACAACATTACTTCCAGATGTAGTGGAAACAGATACTGGGGTAACATTGTCCTCTATGGTACGAGGAGTGATGTTTTGGCGGCTACCATTTGATATGACGCTTAATGTGTTTGTATTTCCAGCACCATATTCCGCACCAACAGCAAGCCAAGCTTTAGAATTAGTGTCTTCCCATGCCCACAAAGCGCGAACAATTGAACCTATTTTATTGGGAAAATAAGTTAGCCAGCCGCCAAGCTTTTGAACCAAACCAAAACCATTACGATCTGGGACAAAACGCACAAGGTTAGTGAATGAAAGTCCCGCTTGATTTAAAGCAGGGGTTTCATTTTGATCGACACCAGGAGTAATTTTTACCTGTGCGTGGGGCATTTAATTACCTTGTAGGTGTAGCAGCAACTGGAGAAGATAAAGAAGTCCACGCAGATGCGGCAAACTTCTTACGAAACTCTTCTTCAATTGCCTTTTGTTTAAGTGCCTGATACTGACCCTCATAGCTTTGCGCCATTGCAGGATCATCCGACTCACGCCCAAAGTTGCGTTGATATGCAGAGATGTAGACCATTGATGCCATGATCAAAAGATCAGGCAAGTAGGTGCTGATAAATGTTGTCGAACTATTTGCCAAGCTTGATGTGGCAAATTGATAAAGAGACTGTGTGCGAATTGTACCTGTTAATAAAACAGGATACGATGAATTGGGGTATGGTCCGACAATAATATTTTGTGACGTATTTCCACTAGATGCAGCGTCTCCACCATAAATTGCAAAAAAAGTCGGAACGGCAGTGTAAGAACTGTCATTATAAACATTTTGTATGTATTCCTTCGATGTAGGGGTAAGGGGCAATGTTGCAGTGCCAGATACCACACTTACGGTCTGAAGGGTAACAAAATCATTAACAGATATAGAAAGAATGTTATTTCCTGAAGAAAATGTATAGTTTGGGTTGCTAGTTACGGATTGCGATAGATCCAAATCACGTTGAATGCGCAACTCAGCGTAATTCAGCATTTGAGGAATCAAATTATTAAAATTGGTGTCAGGCTGCGATAATGTGCCGCCATAAGCCACATTTGCCAAATAAGTAATGCCATTAATTGTTGTATTAGTTGTAGGTGTAAAAATATCAACAACGGCCATCGTACCGATCTGGTTAATGTACCCATTGTACGTTAGCGCATTTGTTGGAACTGACATTACTTAATACCTTTGCAATAAGCTTGGCGACGAGCATTGTTTTCTTTTACGCCACGTATTGTCTCGTCAGTGTCCTTTGGTGACCAGCTGATACCAGTCCAGACAGTGCAAGCACTACTTCCGTTCAAAGGAATCTGGGTCGCGCAACCTTGCAGGATTAGCGTCAACGGAATCAATAGCATCCCCAGCTTTAACGGCTTCATCGACTTTCTCCAAAGATTGCGTGTTTTCCTTGTTAATGTATGCGTTAACAGCATCGGTGCTAATTTTATAATACACCCCCGTCAACACTAGCACAACAATAATTGCTGCGCCTACATATCTCCCTATCGGTGTCAGGAAAAAGGCAAACATCTTAAACTCCGTGTTCCTCTAAATGCTTTGATCTAAAGTACCAGATGGCGACTCCGCACAAGACGATAATTGCGAACATGTCGAAAGTCGTATTGGAAAGAAGGCTTTGTATCTGGGTAAATAGATCGTTTGCTGATTGCGCCTGACCAACATAGTCTTGCGCATTGCTGGTAAGGGTTTTAGCTGCACCAGCCACGCCAAGCGCAGAAGTTGCCAAGGCTGTATTCCCCTGTTTACTGTCCGCCATTGTCTTGGTTGGCGGTGTGTCAGGGGTAGCGCGATGTTCCTGCTCTTCAATGGGTTTGCCACCCGTTGTCCACCATTCCGATTCTGCGTTGCGGCGGCGTACCAAGCCTGGGAGGACTTTCCCACCACCCCGTGTCCATTTTTGTAATTCTGTTGGGACTTTTTCAAACTGACCTGCATTGACGCATTTCAAAAGAGTTGAAGATGCAAGGTTTCCCTTACCAGCATTATAGCAAAAATCGACCAAAACATCGAACTGATGCTGAGTTAATTCAACCTTCACCAGAGATTTAACATCGTTCTCAAACCTAACCATGTCAGCGGCTAAGATACGATTAGCATCCTCTTGGGTAATCGTCATGCCTTCCTTAACTTCAGGCGCGCCAGCCGCAGAAGTGTGTCCATATCCGATGGTTAAAATACCAGCAGGACAGCGGTAGGCAGTCAACTTGCAGCCTTCAAATGGCTTTGTGAGGGCGTTTAAACCACCTTCGGACATTTGCATGGAATTAGCCTTTCACAGTGAGGATGTAAGCTACGAAAAACACAACTATAATTACCACAAATATGAGGATAAAAACACTCCCCCATACTGCCAAGCCACGTAAAAACTCAGCTTTTTCTCTAGCTGCTTTCTCGGCGGCGAGGCGATCAGCTTTTTTGATTCGGGTAATCTCTTCCTGAAGGCGTATCCACTCACCATAACCATATTGTGACACAAACAGGTTTTGCGCTTCCTGCATCCATTGGTTAATTTGCTGCTTGGCGGCATAGGCATCCATTGCCCTTTTTTCGGCGCTTTCCTTGGATTGGAAAAGACTTTTGGGTGGATCTGCCACCATACGGGTAATTTCACCAACGCTCCCCATTAATGAGGAAACGTCCTGCATCATACCCTGAATTTCCTTACCAGCGGCAATACCTGATTTAATAGCGCCGTATGCCGTTTGCGCTAATGCGAGGATTGTTAACGGGTCCAATTTGTTTCCCCATAGTAATCCCCTCTTGTTAAGAATGAATGATATATATCAGTTATTTGTCTGCTTTGGCATCTAATTTATCAAATATTTTAGCTAACATATCTTTAATTTCACGCATTGATTCTGAAAATTCATCTTTTCTAATATAGTTTGAAGGAAGGTCCACTTCTAGTCGGTGGATGTCTTCCTTCATTTTTTGTACCGCATCCCATACTTGTCGGCCTAGCCAACCACCCAACGCAAACCCCGCTCCTACAGCTGTGTCAATTAGGGTCTGCATTTCCATGGTTAACTCCTACGAGGCTGGCGCGTC